ACTAAACACTTTATAGATGAAGGAGAAGGCGTGTTAAGAGTCACATCTCCTGAGGGATATGTAGCAGTTGATAGAGATGGTAATGCTGTAAAGCTGGTAAACAGATTAGATTTTAGTTCAGCTAACTTTCAAAAAGATAAACCCGGTTCATGAAGACTTTTAGAGAATATTTTGAAGATATGGAGAGTAGATCCGAAAGGATTGCTTTGCTTCCTGGTGGTTTTAAGCCACCTACTAAAGGTCACTTTAATGCTTTAAGGTATTTGCTTGATGATGCTGATAAAGGAATAGTTTTTATTGGCGGTAAAGCTCGAGAAGGTATTACACCTGAACAATCTGAAAAGATTTGGAATATATACGCAAAGTATTTTGATAAACCTGTACAGGTAGTATATGTACCTAATCCAGTAAGAGCAGTATATGATTTTGCAGATGAAAATTTAGATAAAACACTTCTAGTAGGTGCAGGAGCAAAAGATGAGGATGTTAAACGTTATGCATATTTTCAAAATAATGTAGAAAAGTATCCTTTTGTTAACGTTATTAAGATTCCTATGCAAGAAGGTGGTATATCGGGTAGTGAAACAAGAAAAATGATACAACAAGATGTAGATGAGTCGCTAGATTACTTTGTACCTGAAGAAATTTCTATAGAAGATAGAGATCAAATAAAAGCAATATTAGTATAAATAATTATATGAGAGATAAGAAGCGTAAAGAAATGGCTTTAATGGAAGAGGCCTATCAAAAAGTAAATGAAACAAATTTAGGCCCTGCAGCTATGACTGCATCTAGTGGTGCTTCTGGTCCAGTAATAGCAATACCAGCAGAAGATGAAAGCTGTGGTGAATATGATCAATCAGAAATAGATATGGCTGGCAGAGATCTTCTCAAAGCTCAAGAGTACGCAGCTAAATTAAGCGAAATGGTACCGGCGCTACCAGGTTTAGATGGATGGGTTGCCTCTAAAATTACAAAAGCTGCTGATTATCTTTCTTCTGTATACCATTTTCTCGATTATGAGTTACGCGAAAAGCCACAAGAAGTGGTTGTCGACATAGAAGAGATTGAGGCTCCTGTTGAAGTCTTTAACGTGGGGTATGAAGATTTAGAAAGTACTTGACCACATTCTTAATTAGCAGTTGCTATGAAAAAATTTAAACAATTCTTTATAGAAAAATCTGTCTTAGGGCTCATAGAGTTCTTTGATGTAGATGGTATTGGTAAAATTCCTTCTAAATTAGACTCAGGTAACGGTGCTTATAACGTTATTCACGGTGAAGATATACAAATACAAGGTAATAAAGTACATTTTAAGACAGTAAACAATCAGCGTCTTATGAAAGATAAAGTAGACGATATAGTAATTAACGTAGGTGCTGGTAACACTGAAGAAAGACCAGTAGTTAATTTCGATCTTAAGATTGGTAATAAGGAATTCAAAGATGTTCCTTTTTCTGTAGGTAACAGAGCTAGTAATCTGTTTAAAATATTAGTCAGTAAAGACTTTATTGAAAAAGAGCTTGATGCTCTTATTGATGTAAGTCAGGAAAATATAGCTGACAAAGATATTGAAGCTACTTATTAATACCAAGTAGGTTTCCAACGCAATGTCCAAGTTGCGAAATCCTTATCATGACGAATATACTCTCTGTATTTGTCAATAGTTGAAAGATTATCAAAATTTTCTATATTTCTACAATCACAATCATCACTAATAGCAACTGCATAATTAGTTAAACCGGTTTTACTCATAATTGTATTATGAATATTTTTACCGCACCATTGTATAAACGTTTTAGTAAAATGCTCATTCGAATCAGGCCATCTATACATACGTTCAGTAAACATTTCCAACGTATGATCAACTAACCACTTAAAGTTATCTTTAGTTTCTCTAGCCCATATAGAGCATTGATGATTGAAATAACCTTTACCTCTTCTTCGAGGTTTACCGGTAGAAGTTCTAGGAGTAGAAGGATGATCTAACACCTCTTGTGGAAATGCGTGAGCTAACATAATAGCTCCTTCTATTTGCATCTTTGATCTTACATGTTGATCGCAAAGATTGTGAGTTGATTGTATAGGGTCGTCGTCAGTTACAAAGATATTCATTTAAGTAGAGTATAATATGAAGTTATCTCATCTCCAGCTTTTATTGGCTTAACAGTATATAAAATTCTACGGAAATTAAAATGAGAACCTTTTATTTTCTCTTTTACCATAAAGGTATTAGGATTTTCACTATGATTTATAAACCCCCCTAGTGGTGTTCTTACCCATTCATCAATACCTATATATAAATTACTAACTTTAATATGTGTTGTCCCGAGCTTCTTACCAGCACGTAGATCTACTTTAGTAAATAAACCTAAACCGTCTATTTTACTTTCTTTTATTGTAAGACCTAATGGTAAAGGCCTATAACTTTCCGGATCAAACTCCATTATTATCTTAATCCTGTAGATTCAAAAACATCTCTAGTAACTCCTGCTTTAAAGCCACCTTCAATACCTTTTACAATTACAGATACAGCATTATGACTATGCAAACTTTCATTATGAGAAGCTACAATCTTAAAGTCTAAAATACGCGATTCATTAGTAAGCTTTTCATACAGCAATCTAACAGCATCTTCTACAAACTTTAAGTAAGCACCGTTCTTTTCTGCAAACGCTTGCTCATCTTCTCTTTTAACCATAACTTGCGTTTCAGTTTGAAGAGCATCTAAGCATAATTCTTGAATATCTTCAATCCAAAGCATATCTTCAAATCTTACACTTACACGAGCAACACTTCTTTGACTATGAGGTACAGTAGCTCTATTACGATACTTCTCAGCATGTTCACTTAGCTCAAAACTACAAGGACAAGCAGAAGAATAAACAAAATCAAAATGAATATACTTCTTAAACTCACCTTCTTTAGTTAAGTCACCTTCAAATACTACATCATAATATTGATAACCTTCCAACCCACTACGTAAACTTTGTTGCTTAATAGGATAAGAAATCTTAAGCATTATTCTTGAGTCAAAACATTTAAGATTATTTTTATAAGTTTCTAAAACATCTTTAATTTTATCAATACTAAATGTCTCATCCTTATGATCATAAAAACTTCTCATAATACGTGACATATTAATGCCTTTTTTATGAGCTTCTAAACTAACACTACCAGTTACACTTGTTTCTAATTCAATAGTCTTACCATTTCTCTTTTTATAAGTCAAAGGTAGTTTAAAGTTATGAATACCTACTTGCTGAATAGGAACTGCTGCGCCTTGAATTAAGCTAGAAGGTCCATTTTGCAGATCAGGTAAAGAAGAGATATACTTTTTAGTAGCGTTGACGTTTTTATCATAAACTCGAATAGGAGGAAAATAACTACTGCTATATTCTTCACCCATTATTTCTTTTGCAATAACATCTTTTTCGCCAGTAAGTTCATCATCCTCTCCTAGCCACTCATAATTAGAATCTTTTTTACTTTTACTCATTTATATTATACTATTATAGTTACAATATTTCTTTTTCAAGACTAAATATTGTATATGGCTAAATTGACGCAAAAAGACCTTATTCAAAGAAGTTTATATGAGGAAGGAATAGGAAGTATGTTAAAGCAAGCTGCAAAATCAGCTGTAAAGACCGGTGTAGGAGCTGCTAAAGCGTTAGGGGCGGCGGCAGCGCCGAAGACAGCAGCCGCACTTGGTAAGTTAGGAAGAGTCATTGGTAGTAATTTTGTAGAAATTCTAGCAGCTAATCCTAAGAACGGTTTAAGATCGTGGTTAAACACACCTGAGGGACAGAGACTTTTTAAAGATGTTAGTTTAGGGAAAGAAGAAACATTAGCTAATAAAGATGTAATGATAAAATTTAAAGGTCAATATATTGACCCTAAAACTCCTAATCAACCTAAAGATGTGGAAGGTGAGTTTGCTGTTCGACCAGAAGGTGAAGGTCAATGGGGCATTATGGGAGCTAAAGATAATGAAGGTAATGCTATTTGGGCTCCTAGTAAAGGAAAGGCATCAGGTAAAGCAAAAGGAGGAGGTGGTGACAGTGATTTTGAGGAAGGTATTAAAGGAGCTCCTATTGAATCAGATAAAATTAGAAGAATATTAGAAATTATTAAAACTAGCGGTGAAATGGGTTCAGCAGCTACCCAAGCAGCATATAAGGCACTTAAGCGATTAGTTATAGATGGTTATAAGACCGGTAAATATGCGAGTGAAGAAATAATTGGGGCTGCTGATAATTTTTTAAAGGCAGTAGATGAGTTTAAACAAGGATATAAAGAGGGTTCTGGTGTAGAGGAAGAACCCAAAGAAGAACCTAAGGAGGAGCCCAAAGAAGAACCTAAGGAGGAGCCCAAAGAAGAACCTAAGGAAGAGCCTGAAGTTAAAAAAATTACTACGAGTTCCTTTAAAAATGAATTAAAAGAATTTGTTAAAAATAAACTACCAGGTGAAAATTTTAATTCTAAAATTGCTGTTACTGAATTTGTAAGAAGTTTAGCTAAAGATGCAGATAACGCTACTTATTATAAAAATATACCACGTGTTATTGCGCAAGTTAAAAAAGATAACAGAAATTTTTCAAACCTAGAGTTAATGCAATTAACTCAATTACTTAAAATGGATGGTTTAATTAATGAGAGTCAAAAAAATCTCCTAAGACAGTTGACTTTGCTTTCGAAATAATTAATTATCCGAGACTGGACGAGGGAGAGCCTTTTAAATTCACCTCACCAGTTGATTTATTTCTTGTTCTTCTTATAATATTAGTATGACTTATACATCTTCGAAAGTAATTGAACTAGGATCAACAGCATTTCGTCAGCCTAATGCAGATTCGCATTGCAAATATTTACATGGCTATCAACTAAAAGCAGAACTTACTTTCGGTTGTAAAAAATTAGATAATAATAACTGGGTATTTGATTTTGGCGGTCTTAAACAACTTAAAGAAATATTTAACAATCAATTTGATCATACTACTGTTATTTCTGGATCTGACCCTGAATTAGATACTTTTAAAGAACTACAAAATAAAGGTATTATTCAACTAAGAATATTAGATGGTGGTGTAGGTATTGAAAAATTTGCTGAATGGGTATTTAAAACTGCAGATACACATGTTGAAGAGGTAACTGAAGGACGCGTCTGGGTTGAAAACGTAACTGTATATGAGCATAAGAGTAATTTTGCTTCTGTTAGTAAACAACTACAAAAATCTACTTTATATGTAAATGAAGAAGGAACTAAAACATATGTTGAAGTAGAAGAAAAAGAATTACCTGAGCAAGATAATACACCTGAACCTGATCCTGCTCCGCAAGATCATAACCCGAGAGCAGCTCAGGTAGGTAATCAAGTTACACAAGGTAAAGGTAACTGGTTTGCAGGTACTTCGTGGGGCGATTAAGTTCCTAATACTGAGCAAATAAATCTCAAGATCTTACTTCTAGCGATTTCAGAGTTTCCAAATTTAAAGGAATATATATCATTTTCTCTACATTGCTCTGTGTTAAACGTATTAAAGATCTCTTTATATCCGGATTTATTTACATCAGCTTGATTACTATCACCAATTACAATATATTTGGAATTTCTTCCAAACCTAGTTAAAATAGTTGTTAGCTCTTTTCGTGATAAATTTTGTGCTTCATCTACAATTACTAAAGTTTTGTTAAAAGTTAAACCTCTAACAAAATTAACCGGTATTGCTTCAATTATTCCTTTTTGTTTAAGCATGCTGCATGCACCGGTACCAGCTATTTCAATAACCTTTTCATCTAAAGGTATAGCATAAGGAGAAAATTTATCATCAATTTCACCTGGTAAAGACCCTAAACTCTTTTCAGCTGACTCTGCAATAGATCTTATATATACTAATTTAGTAAAGTCTTCATTTTTAATTAGTTCTAAACCTGCATATACTGCAATATACGTCTTCATGCTACCAGCTGGTCCATCAACGAATCCAATTTTTGTCTTATCATTTATAATACAATTATAAAATTGCTTGTGCATAGGATTAAGATAAAACGATCGCTTAATCTTAAAATCGAATATGTAGTTCTTGTTAAATGCTTCCGCAAGTTCATCACTTAGAAGGTGAAGGGGAATACGTTGGTATGCCCTCGGTATTTTTTAGATTATCTATGTGTAATCTTACCTGTCAGGGATTTGCCTCTGAAGATTCACCTCATGGTTGTGATTCTTATATTTCTTGGTCTGTTAAGAATAAAATGACGTTTAATGAAATCTTTAAATATTTTGAAGATCATAAGCTTATTGATAAGTTAAAAGAACGTGCAATATTTAAAATTACTGGAGGTGAGCCTATGGTTCAACAAAAGCAATTGCTAAAGTTTATAGAAGCTTTTATTGATAAGTATGATTTTCATCCTGTTATAGATTTTGAAACTAATGCTACAATTCAACCTGATGAATTATGGGTTAGTAAATATTATGCTACGTTTACTACTTCTCCTAAACTTACCTCTAATGGTGACCCGGAAAAACGTACATATAAACCTGAAGTTTTAAAGTGGCATAGAGAAGTAGGATCAGGTTTTAAATTTGTTATTAATAGATCTGAAGATATAGATGAAATATGGAAAAAATACGTTAAAGATGATACAGTAAATGTTCCATTACATCGTATTTGGTTTATGCCTTGTTGCGGAAGCCGGCAAGAGCATGTAGAGAAAGCACCTGCAGTAGCTGAATATGCTAAAGCAATGAATGTTAATTTCTCTCCTAGATTACATCTACTAATATGGGATATGGCATTAAAAGTATAACGCAATATATATACGTATGAGAATTGCATTTTCCGGAACAGGTAATAGTGGTAAGAGCACTATAGTAAAAAGTTTTTTATATAATTGGGATAATTACTCAACACCAGAAAAAACATATAGAGATATTTTAACTGAAGAAGGATTACCTCATTCTTCAAAAACTACTACAGATACACAAGAAAAAATTCTTAACTTTTTTATAGATCAAGTTAAAGAATATGATAAAGGTGAAAAAGTAGTTTATGATAGATGTCCGTTGGATAATATTGCATATACTATGTGGTGTCATGAAAAAAATATAGATGGATTTGATAGAAAGTTTGTTACAGATCAAATATCACTTATGAGAGAATCTTTAAGATTCTTAGATATAATTTTTCTATGTAGGTTTGATGAGAAACAAGCTATCGAAGATGATGGTTTTAGGGATACAGATAAAGATTTTATTAAAGAAGTAGATAATATTTTTTATTCTTTGTATAGACAATATACAGAAAACCCAGAAGCAGATATTTTCTTTCCAAAGGGTGATTCACCTTGCATTATTGAGTTGCCTAACGAAGGACAACACCGTATTGATATGGTTCAAGAGTATGTAACTCCAGAAGGAGAGATGTACGGTGATGAATCTTCAATCTTTAATGATATAAATGAGCTTGAAAGACTTGTTACTCAACAAAAAGCAGCTTTAGATCAAGAAGAAAAAGAGAAAGAATTATTTCGTAAGTTTGGTTTATGAGAGAAACCATAGGCATAGCGATTATTACGTGTGATAGAATTGACATGTATAAAAAATGTCGTGACTCTATACATGAAGATTGGTATGATGAATTGGTTACTGTAAATGATGGTGATAAAAGTATTATATGTCATGTAGGTGACTATATAGAAACAACAGGTGGTGAAGGGGTAGGTAAAGCTAAAAATAAAGCCTTACAATATTTGATTGATAAAGGTTGTGAGCATATATTTTTAGTTGAAGATGATGTAGTTTTTAAAAAGAACGCTTTTGACGCCTACATTAAAGCTAGTAAAGTTACTAAAGTAAAGCATTTTAATTATTGTTTACATGGTCAAGACAATAAAATAAACAATAAACCTAATCCACGTAAAATTATCGATATAAGAGGAACAAAAGTAGCTTTATATTTTAACATATATGGGGCATGTTCTTATTATCATAGATCAGTATTAGAAGATATAGGGTTATTTGATGAAAAATATATCAATGCTATGGAACATGTAGATCATACAATGCATGCTATAACAAAAAAATACCATCCTCCTTTTAGATGGTTTATTGATTTAGAAAACAGTAACGAATATATTAATGATCAAGATTATAACCATGATAAATCTAAAATAAGAACTGGAGATTGGATGAAAGATTTTCGAAATGGAGTAGAAAGATTTAAAAGTAAGTATAAAATAGATGTGACAAATCCTTATCAAGAGTATGATGGTATAGATAAGGTTATTAGTTATTTTAAGTCGATATGAAAGTTGGAGTTGGTATTACTACATATAATGCAGAGCATTATTTTAAAGATTTATATGATTCATTACCTATGGATCAAATAGATGAACTAGTAGTAGTTAATGGTGGTAAAGAATATAAAGGTAAATATAAAGATGCGCATTGGATCCAACATAGTAAAAATTATTATCCATCTTTTTGTAGAAATGATTGCTTAAGATTTTTAATGGAGAGAGATATGGATTATTATATTACATTAGAAGATGATATGGTAATCAAAGACCCAGATATATTTAAAAAATATATGGAAGCTGCTGAACTTAGTAAGTTTGGTTATTTTTGTTTTGTAAGTACATCATGGGAGTCAGGAGAACCAGGAAACAGAACACCTAAGATTGAGTTGCAATATTCAAAAGATGTTACAGTTAATTTATATCCTCATATGTGTAATGAGTTTACGTTTAAAACAAAAAAATGCATTGAAGATACGGGGTTATATGATAATAAATTTAGATATATCTTTGATGTAGAGAATGTACACCGTATAGCTAATGCAGGTCATATTCCTAGTTTTTGGTATTTTCCGGATATTAAAGACTCAGATGATTTAATTATGAATCACCCAGAAACCGAAACTAGAATTAATGCAGGCGGTGAAAGAGATCGAAAGCTTGGTAAAGAATACGATATGTTTATTAAAAAACACGGTACAACTGTACAAGGTATACCTCAATTAACTAAGCAAGAGATTATAGATAAAATAGTAAAATGAAAATTGCGATAGGTATTAATAGTTTTAAACAAGAAGCTAATTTAGAAAAGAGAGAAGCTCTATGTATCGAGTCTCTACGTATATGTAAAGAAAAAAATTCTAACGTAACGCTATATAATATTATAGAGGAAGGTGATGAAATAGATTTTGATGGTTTTAAAACGTTAAATGTAAAACAAGATGGTAAATTACCATATGTAAATAAGCTAATTGATCAATTAGCTAAAACAGATAACGATCTTATAGTATTTTTAAATAATGATATTGTGCTTAATGCTTCATTTTTTAAGCAATTAGAAGAAAATATTGAAACTTACCCCACTTCTAGAGTTCATTTACATAGTTTAGATAGTTTAAATGAAGATCTTAAACTTCAATCCTATAGTGTACATGGATTTGATCTGTTTGCTTTTAAAAAAGATTGGTGGCTTAAAAATTCTCACTTATATCCAAATATGTATCTAGGTAAACCGTACTGGGATACTGTTTATTTTATTGTTAGTGTATTGAATAGTAACTTTAAAATACTAAACAAACAACCTCCAGTAATTTTTCACCCTGAACATAGCTCAGAGTCTATGGAAGGCAGTGATCGTTATAAAACTCACAACGAAAATATCGCTAGTAATACCCCGGGAATGGGTAAATGGTGGCATTTTGTACAGAATGTACTTCTAAAACGACCATCTGCAGGAGAAGTACTGTGGTGGACACCACTCGCTAATGAAATAGAACTAGAAAATCAATTATTTAGAAATGAAAATTAAAGCTTATACACTTTTTACACCATCTCATAAGAAGTTTCTTTATGAATATTTGTTAGATTCGTTTAAACATAACGAAAATATTGAACTAACTATATTACATAGACCACAATTATGTGAAACTGCAGAGTTTGGCTCTGATGGATGGCATGGAACTATGTACTATAAGGCTAATTGTTTTTATGACAAGCTAAAAGAGTGTGGTGACGATGAGATCTTTATGTTTATCGACCCAGATATTGTAATTTATAAAGATTTTTATGATGATATTGTTAAACGTATGGAAACAGTTGATATGGTCTTTCAAAACGATGGTCCTGGCGGTGTAAATACCGGCTTTTTTGCAGTAAGAAACAATAAAAAGACACGAGCGTTCTTTAATACAGTAAGAGGTAACCTTGAAAAATTTGAAGAAGAGCAAAGAACCACCAATTATTTACTTAGAAATCTACAAAACTTCCCAGAAATACATGTAAAATGGAGTATGTTACCTAATACGTATTTTACTTTTGGTCATATTGCAGGTCAACCTGATGGTAAAGGTGGTTTAAAAGGTCACTGGGTTAATACAGACGATAAATTTCCTATTCCAGATGATATTTATATACATCATGGCAACTGGACACGTACAAAAGAAGACAAATATAAAATTTTAGATGTAGTTAGAAAGAGAATAAATGAAAGTTGATTTTAAAAACCTAAGAGTCCCCGCTGATTATCCGACATATCCTCCTTATCATGAAGGAGATTATATGGAAGAATACTTTTATAAGTATTATATTGAAAATAAAAGTGAATTTGATAAGACTGGATTTACTTTAATTCCAATATTTTGGACAAATGTATATCTTACTAGTAAAAATAAAGACCTACTACAACCTTATTTGAATTACTTACCTAAAGATAAAAAATATTTTACTGTTTCACAACATGACGACGCTGTAAATGAAATTTTACCAGCTGGTACATTAAGTTTTGAAGCCGGTGGCAATAGAAATGGTATACCTCTACCATTAATTTGTTCGCCTTTAAAGAAAGGACTGATTGAATCTCAAGAAAAAGATATATTTTGTTCGTTTGTTGGTTCTATTTCTAATAACGCACAATGTCGTGTCACACTTTATCAGACATATGCAAATGATCCTGATTTTTATTTTTCTAAACCTCGTTATTGGACAGCAGAAGTACCTCAAGATAATTTTAAAGAATTTATTGACGTATCACAGCGTTCAGAATTTTGTTTAGCTCCAAGAGGCTATGGTAAAAATAGTTTTAGATTCTATGAAGTAATGCAATTAGGCTCTATACCTGTTCTTGTTTACGATGAGGAGTGGTTACCATTTAAAAAATATATTGATTGGAATGAATTTAGCGTATTAGTAGAAGAGAAAGATATACCAAATTTAAAAACAAAGTTACAATCTTATACTAAAGAGCAAAAAGATAGAATGCTCGAAAAAGGTAAAGAAATATATAGAGAATATTTTTCTATGGAAGGATTTAGCAAAAATGTATTAAGATATTTGCAAGATGAAAAATGATCTACCACTCTTTTACTATCAGCCTAATGATGTACCTTACCTTGAAAAGAGCTTAGAGCTTAATAAAAAGATATTTAAGGATTTAATTATTATTAAAGGTACAGACTGCCCAGAGTTTAATAATGTTTATAGGCATATGTGTTATAATGCAGATATGTTTGAAAGATTGTGTTTTATTCGGTTCTTTAAAATTTTAGAATATGTAAAAGAAAATAATATAGATAAATTTTTATATTGTGATTCTGATGCTATCTTTTTGGTACCTTTAGATTTTGAAAGTATTCTAGATAAAGAAAAATGTGTAGCGTGTAGACCTGAACAACAAGATAAATTCGAAGATGTTACTTGTGCGCATTTTTCTATATGGACGAAAGATGGTTTAGAAGATTTTTGTAATTATATCATTGATGTTTATACTAATAATATCGATATTCTTTTACCTAAGTGGGAGTGGCATATGGAAACACAAACTGGAGGAGGTATATGTGACATGACTGTAATGTATCATTGGTATAAGGGAAGTAAAAATTTATATAGTATTAATGGCGGCGCATTTGATAGAGGTATAGGAATGCCACAAAATAATATACCTGATGAATATGAAATGAAAAATGGTATAAAGAGATTACGTATGATTGATAACCAAATATTTGGTACTAATTATAATGGAGAGTCAGTTCAATTCTTTGGATTACATTTTCAAGGTGATAAAAAAGACTACATGTACAACTTATGAAAAAATTCTTAACAACGTTTGCTCTATATAATGATCATAGACAGACATTATATGAGCAGTTTATCAGACCGCGTTTTGCAAAATATGCTGAAATGCATAATATGAAATTTGTAGAGCTTAATAATAATAATTTTAAGATTCAGATCTTACATCCAGAGTTTGATGTTAGAGAAAATATGCATTTTAATAGATGGTTATTGTTTAAGAGATTACTAGACGAAGGTAAGCTTAATGATGGTGACATTCTTTATAATTTTGATGCAGACGTTTTTATAAAAGAAATGGATCAACACTTTGAACCTGAAAAGGGATTTTCATATGCTATTGATTCAGGCAATACACATTGTTTTGGATTCTTTGCATTAAAAATTAACGAGTTTTCTAGAAAACTTATTAACGCTATTATTGATAGAGAGAGATGGCTTAAAGTAAGTCAGTATGAATTTTTTAATGAGCATAATAATACAAAAGGTAAGTGGCATCTAGCTGATCAGCAAACGTATTACACTTGCGCTGGTATTAAACCACACAGCTGGAAGTCTTTTTATGAGTTAGATAATTTAGGATTTCATTCATATCCTACAGAATATACAATTTTTTCTTTAGATGAACTTAAGGAAAATGTAAATGTGCTACCTACAGAATGGAATGTTACTCAGCTTTATGATGAAACTGGTGACCATGAAACAGGAAAGCCAAACACTTACGATATTAACCAAACTACGTTAGACAAAACTATATTTAGACATTTTGCTGGTGGTCAGCCATGGCGTTTCGATGAGTATACGCAAAAATATCCTTTATGAAAATAGATGAATTTACTATATGTTTACATTGTGGTAGTGATCGAAAAGTTTCTGATCATCAAATGGAATTATTAAAACCACTTGAAGACGAATATAAAATTACTTATAATAATAGAATTGATAGACACCCTTTAATTTATCCTTCTTATTCTCAGTTAATTAATCATTCTATAGTAACATCGCATACTGAATATATTTTCTTTATTAATGATAGAACATTTCCAAAACCTCATGAGATTAAAAAGATGATTGATCATCTAGAAAATGGCTTTGCATGGACGACTTTATGGGGTGTAGCTTTTATGGCTTTTTCTAAAGAATTAGTTAGACAAATAGGATGGTGGGACGAAAGATATGTAAACGGTGGGTGGGAAGATAGAGATTGGGTTTGGCGACTTAAAGAAGCTAATCTAGCTATCTATGAAAGTCATGAAGCATCGTATGATCAATCATGGAAGTCACATCTTAATGTTGCAGGAGGTCATCAATCAACCCCTTTCTGGCTTAAAAAGTGGAATGGAGATAGACATGATGTTGTATTAAAAAATATAGCTGATGAAGAGTATGAGCATTGGGAAATATTTTTAGGGGAAGAGAGACCAGATATAAGAAAAGAATGGAATACATGGGATAAGTCGATTTTAAATGTAGCAGCTGGTGCAGAAGGATCTGGCCCTGCTAGCTCATACCTTCTTGGCAACAGAGAAATAGTAAAAAATTATGAATGAAAGAACTTTAGTAATATCGCCTCATATTGATGATGAGGTATTAGGTTGTTATGCTGCACTTCATGACAACTGTCATGTTATGGAGTGTGGTGTAGATAAATTTCATGTAGTTGATCGTGAAGAGCGACTTGAAGAATTAAAAGCTTTATCTGAATATAAAAAATTTACTTTTAAAGTTTTTGAAAATAAAGTAAACAACTACACTATAAGAACGTTAATTCATCAAATTGAAGATCAAATTAACGAAATAAAACCAGAAAAAATATTTATACCATACCCTTCTTACAACCAAGATCATGTTACTGTATATGACGCGTCGTTAGTAGCGTTAAGGCATCATGATGTAAATCATTTTGTTAAAAAAGTAGTCGCATATGAAGAGGTACATAGTTTCTTATGGGATTATACACATGATATTAATAGTACTTTTAAGGGTAATTACTTTGTACCTATTGATATAGAAGATAAAATTACGTCTTATAAGTTTCTTAAATCACAAGTACGTGGTCATCGAAGCCCTGAAATGTTGAGATTAATAGCAAGAATGAGAGGCGTGCAGGGAAACTTTGAGAACGCTGAAGCATTTCAAATTTTAAGATGGGTAGATTAATGAAAAAAATATTATTATGTTCTTATAGAGACTGGTCTAATCAAATTTGCAAAGATGTAGAAGACTATTTTGCAAATTATGAAGATTTAATTATTATAAAATGTACTACACAAGAAAAATTTCTTAATATTATAAAAGAAAATAAATTTGATTATATATTCTTCCTAGGGTGGAGTGATATTATAGACAAGAGTATAGTAGACAATAATTTTTGTATTTGTCTGCACCCTTCCATGCTTCCTAAATACAGAGGGGGAAGTCCTTTACAGCATCAAATTATAAACAATGAAGAGGAAATGGGAGTAACGTTATTTAAAATGGATGAGTATTTGGATAAAGGGGATATAATATTTCAACAACCCATCTCTATCTTTATTGAAGATAATCTAGATGATATCTATAATCAAATTAGTATTTCAGGTTATAATGGTGTACGATGGATCATTGAATGTTTATGTCAAGGTATTAAAATAGATTTAAGGCCTCAAGATGATAATAAAAGTACGTATTTCAAGCGACGGACACCAGCAATGAGTGAAATAAAAATAGATGATTTTAAAAATCTAACTGCAACCGATATACATAATAAGGTTAGATGTCTTCAAGATCCATATCCAAATGCTTATATTGTTTGCAAAAATAATACTAGGCTATATATTACTAATACTAAAGTATGAGACTATTATTTGTACCAACTAATAAAGTAACTGCTCAAAATGACTATCTTGAGGTATCAATTTTGCATGGTTTAAGAGAAATAATGGGTAATCAATGTGTAGATTACCCTCGTAAGAAAATAATGTATAATGATTTTTCCGATATTCCTAAAGATCAATTACACGGAAAGGGATTTACTTTGTTAACTAAACCTATAAAAGACTTAAGTGAAAAGGAAAGGGAACTAA